AGTGGCGCTGGCGGCCTGACCGGTTTGGCCATTTCGCCCAACATGCAAGCGGCCCAGTTATTGGCCGGTGCCGGCGCGGTTGCGACGACGACTGCCCACATAATGGTGTCGGGCGTGGCGGTAATGGCCGGCAGCGGCGCCGCTGCAATCTCGACCATTGAATGGATGCAGGCGCAGGCCGTGATGCTCGGCGGCAGCGGCTTGTCTGCTGACACACAAATATTCGGCGGCGCTGAAGTATTAGGTTCGGCACTATTACTCGGCGCTGGTGCGCTGAGCGTAACTGAAATGCCATATCTGGCGGTCACGCCAGCGCCGATGTTGGGCGCTGGCGCGTTAAGCGCTGCCATGATCTTTCGGCAGATGCAGGCGCTCGCGTTGCTGGCAGGTAGCGGCACGGTCAATCCTATTGTTGCTCCGCTGTTGCTGGTGACGACGCCGAATCTGATGACAGGCGTCGGCAATTTTACTGCCGACAGCATTCGTCAAATTAATTCGTTCCCGCCAGCGTTGGTCGGCGTCGGCGGTTTGGCAGTCACCGACGCATTGCTCGCGCAATGGATGGCAGCGCCAAGCCTGCTGCTCGGTACCGGATCGCTGGGCGCGGTGGCCAATCAGATGGTCGCGGCCGATGCCGGCACGGGCTTGGTCGGCGGCGGCAACCTGAGCGACGTCTTCGTGCAGATCGAAATGGCGTCGAGCCACATCGGGGCTGGTCAGGGCTTCTTGTACGACGTCGTCGTCGAAGTCGAAATGGCGACCGTGCACATCGGCGCCGGACAAGGCGTTCTGACCGTTCACGAGGGATTGATACTGCCGATAGTGCCGAACGCTCTCAGCGGCTCGCTGACGCTGGTCGCGACGGCGGAATTGGTCAGCAACATTGCTGCGACGATGCTGGTCGGCGCGGGTGCGCTGACAGGCTATGCCGCGCAGAAGCAGCTCATAAGCGCGCAGCTAGGCGGCGCTGGCAGCTTCAGCGGCGATCTTTTCAACGCCGGCATGCTTCCTGGTCAGGCATTGCTCGCTGGCGCGAGCGCCGTGTTTGCCGCGACCACGTCGGTGATGCAGGCGCAGTCGACGCTGGCAGGCAGCAGCGCGCTTGTTGCCAATCTGACGCGACCGCTGCTCATCGACGCGACGGTCTTTGCCGGTGGCGGCACGGTGACGACGGTCGCGCAATTGGCCTACGCGGCCGGCGCGAAATTGTCCGGCGCGTCGGCGCTGACCGGCTCGACCAATTATTTACTGGCGGCTTACTTGGCGCTCGGCGGCTCCGGCGTGCTGAACGCGCTGGTCACGTCGATGGTGGCCGGCGCGGCGCAGACGCTCGGCAGCGGCCAATTGGCGGCGCTCGCCCACGCGCTGTTGGCCACCAGCGTGACGCTCACCGCCAGCGGCGTGCTGACGGTCAATGCGATCTTGAAAGTCTTGACGGTCCCAGGCGTCATCACGGTCACGGATTCGGTTCAGTTCCAAGTGGGCGTCAGCGACCAACCGGCAAGCAAGGTGATGATCAGCGATGGCGTGTCCTAATTGCTATGATCTCGGCACCGCGATTGTGCTGACCGGAAAGTTTGCCGACACGAGCAACAATCCAGCCGATCCCGGCATGGTGACGGTGCGCGTTCTCGATCCCAACGGCGTCGAGACCGTGTTGACTCCGAGCAAGATCGACGTCGGCATCTATCAGGTTCCGCTCGACCCGCTGGTGCCTGGCGTTTGGTTCTATCGCTTCGAGGGCACTAGCCCGGTCGACACTGCCATGGAAGCGAACTTCGTCGTCGCCAGTTCACAATTCGAGGACGCAGCATGACGTGGACATACTCAGCGGATCAGATCAACACCAAGCCGATTTATCGAGTGCGCTTCATGATTGGCGACACGGCTTGCGGCGAGCAGCAGTTCCAGGACGAGGAGATCAACGCAGCGATCGTTTCTCGCGGCTCGCTGGCGGGGGCCTGCGCGGACCTCTGTCGCTCGCTGGCGACCAAATATTCGCGCTCGGTCGACCTCGCCATCGTCGGCGGCGGCAGGGCCAGTTACTCGCAGCTGTCGAAGCAATACTTGCGTCAGGCCATTGGCTTCGAGTCCAAGGCCGCAGAATTGGCAACGGGCTACGTCGGCGGCATATCCCTGGCGGACAAGCTCAGCAATGAGTTGAACCTGGATCGGCCGTCGCCGCAATTCGTCATAGGCATGCACGACAATTGGCTGCCAGTGGCTCCGATTGGCTCTGAGGAGCACTCCGATACAGGAATCGACTGATGGGCAACTGTCCTCCGAACGGATCGGATCGGTCGTGGGAGCAATGGGCGATCCAGACGCCGCCGGGGTTGACCGCAGGGGCGCTCTACAACCGCGTCATCGACGTCCATCGCATCGTGACCCAAGCGGCGCAGACGCCCGAGATCGGCGACACTGGCTACTCAGGAGAGACCGGCGTTCCCGGGACTGGCGTCGGCGACGAGCAGGTCATTTACACCGGCGTGCCGTGCGTGATCTCGGTGAAGGCTGCCGGTCGCAGCAAGGGACCCTTGCCGACTGACCTCGTCTACAGAACGTCGTGGACCATCGGCGTGCCGGTCAACGCGATACCGGAGTTCGGCATCAGGGACAAGGACATCATCATCGACGACGACGGCTATCGCTACTACGTCGGAGCCGCCGGTTGGACCGCGCTGCAGTGGAATTTGGAGTGCATCAGGCTGGAGGCTTAAAGTGGCTGACCTGGCCGACGTCACGGCGTTGCTGGCGAACTTGGCCGAGCAAGCAATTTATCCCAAAGGAAACAGCCAGCCGTCCGTCGCCAACATGGACGTTCGCGTCTACGAGGGCTGGCCGATCTCGACGCAGTTGGACCTCGACATGGCCGGTCAGATATTGACCGGCACTCCGCCGACCCCTCATCCTCGACCCGGCGGCAAGGTGGCCAACGTCTCGGTCTACCCGATGCCGGGCGCCGCCGCCGATGTCTTCCAGATACTCGACGACACCTACACCATCGTCGACCCGAACTATGGGCTGACCGCGCCAACGGTCAGCGGCAACGAAATCACCGTCACTGGCGCGCCTGTCGCCGGCGAATATCTTACGGTGATTCTGGACAATCTCAACGTTGCCTCGTCGTCGCAGCAGACGCTGGTGGCGATCCTCAATGACTTGGTCGCGCAGATCAACGCGTTCGGCATCTACACCGCGATCACCGATGGCGTCGATTCGATAACCGTCACTGGCTGGGCCTACATGACGGTGCGGCAAGGCTCGGTAGGCACGCTGGCCAAGGTAACGCATCGCCAGCGCCAAGCCGTCATGGTCACGGTGTGGGCACCAGATCACGTCACCAGGACCACGCTAGCCGCCGCCATTGACGTCTTGGTCAAGGCAACCTTGATCTCTTCCTTACCGGACACGTCGCAGGTCAAGCTGACGTACAGTCGCACCAACGTCAGCGACGAGATGCAAGCCCAGATAATTTACCGGCGTGATCTGGTCTACGAGGCCGAGTACGCGACGCTGCAGCAATTCCCCGGCTACGTGATCACGTCGGCACAGTTCCAGATTCAGGGCGGCAATTGGTACATGCCGACAGTTCCGCCTACGATCACTACCGATCCTTAAAAGAGGAATCCGATGGCCACAGCTTACAAGTACGTCGTCACGCAGCCGTTTCACGGTTACAATATAGGTGACGAGATCACCGATCCCGATGAAATTGCGCAGGTGCTCGCGGATCACGACTTCCGCGTAGTGCGCGTTGCGTATGAAGCGCCGCCGCCGCCAGAGCCGCCCCAAATTCCATAATAGGAGCGCACGACCATGCCAGTGTTTCTTGACGGCCAACAAAATCTCGCCGCGCTCACCGTTCCCGGCGTCTATGGCGACATCATCCTCCCTACGCCGATGCTGCTCGGCCAGCCAACCAACATCATGGGGCTGGTCGGGGTGGGATCGTGGGGACCGCTGAACTCGCTGATCCCGGTATCGAAGCCGCTCGACTGCACGCTGCAACTCGGCACTCCGAAGATTCGCCTGCATGACATCGCCAGCTACGTGGCGGCGGCTTGTCAGGTCGGCCCGGCGATCGGCTTCATGTGCGTGCGCGTCTCGGACGGTACCGACGCGGCAGCCACCACCGCAGTGCAGACTGGCGGACTGACCGCGAGCGGCTACGTGCTGTTCTCGGCCAATCCGGCGCTCAATGACACATTGACGCTCAATGGCACCCTGATCACGTTCACTGGCGCGCTGCGCGGCAGCACTTTGACCGCGACCTTGGCGACCTTGATTGAAGCGCTGAACAATTCAGCGGACGCCAACTTGAGCGTGGCGACCTACACGCTGGTCGGCACGCAGATTAACGTTTCGTACGACGCCCCGGGTACGGCTGGCAACGCCTACACGATGGCGAAAGCATCGACCGCGATTTCGCTATCGGGCTCGAATTTGACCGGCGGCGCGGCCGCAGGCGGCGTCGGTTTGAATCTCACCGCCAAGTATTCCGGCACGCAGGGCAATGGCTTGACGTTCTCGATTCAGAATGGCTCGCTGGCCAATAGTTATTTGCTCAGCGTGCAATTCCCCGGCATGCCGCCGGAGCAGATCAACAATGTCGGCGGCACTGGCAACGCGTTCTGGATCAATGCGGCGGCGGCGATCAATGGCGGCAATGCCTACTCGCGGCCGAGCCAGTTCATCGTCGCGTCTGCTGGAGCCTCGACGTCGTTGCCGACGTTAAGCACGCCCGTCGGTTTCAGCGGTGGCACCGACGGCGACGTCGGCGTCACCGACGCGACGCTGATGGGCCAGGACACCGTGCCGCGCAAGGGCATGTACGCGCTGCGCAACAGCTTGGTTGACTCGTTCACGCTGTGCGACCTGGCGACGATCGCCGACTACGCGGCCATCGGCTCGTTCGGCGTGCAGGAAAGCATGCTGCCGGTGTTCGCCTCGCCCTCTGGCGACACCATCAACAGCGCGCTTGGCACGCGCATCAGCGCGGCGCTCGACACGCCGTGGTTCTGGTACATACTGGGCGACTGGCCGTCATTCTACGACGCCTTCAACGGAGTGACGCGACTGATCAGCCCGAGCGCGTTCGGCCTCGGCATCATCGGCAACCTGTCGCCGCAGCAGAACCCGTTGAACAAGCCGCTGCAGGGAATTTCATCGACGCAGCGCTCGGCCATAGGCCAGACCTACTCCGACATCGAGCTGTCGCTGATCAACACTGGCGGCATCGATACCATTATCCCGCCGCAGCAATCGCCCGGCGGCTATTACTTCTCGTTCGGTGCCGGTCGCAACACGTCAAGCAACACTGCAGCGAACGGCATCGAGTACACGCGCATGACTGACTTCTTGATCCGCACCGCGAAGTCGAAGGCTGCCGGGTCGTTCATCGGCCGGCTCCAGTCGATCCAGCCCAACGACCAGACCCGCGCCCAGGCCAAGGCGTTGTTCGACGGCTTCTCGGCGCAGCTCGCCGCGCCGCAGTTCGGTCTCGGCATCGACGGATCTGGCATGATCGACTTTCCGTGGCTGGTGCAGTGCGACCTGCTGAACAACCCGCCCGCGTTCCAGGCGCTCGGTTACTTGTTCCTGTACTGGCAGGTCCGCTACCTCAACGTCGTCCGCTACTTCGTGATCAAGTTCCTCGGCGGCGGCAACGTCACCGTCAACGTGCAGAACAACGCGCCGGCACCGTCGCAGTTCGCGTCGACCCTGAGCCCCAATGTTCTCGGCGGTCCATAGCGCTCGCCTGATCTAACCCGCAACCACTGACATTCTAGGAGGCAGACCATGCCCGTTAACGGCATGAACGTCGGTCGCGACTATCAAATTCTGTACTACGACGCCAATCAGGGTTTGATTCAATCGCTTGGCGACATTCAAAACGTGCGCATCACAGCGCAGAAGCACGACATCGCGTCGCGGCCGTACAACCAGCCGCCGCGCTTTGGCTACATACCTGACGGCTATCGCGTCGACTTCACCATCACGCGCACTGGCTCGCAATTGGAAGACTTGATGGTCTTGAACGAAACCCAGTTCAACAACGGGCAGATCATGAGTCCCGGCTACCTCAACGAGACCATCACGAATCCTGACGGCAGCATCAGTCGCTATCAGTATCAAAATTTCGTAGTGTTCATGACCGACGTCAGCGACATCGCTCGCGAGCGCATCGTCTCGCA